ATCGCGTTGAAGAGTACATCAAGGCGCTCAAAGACTTCATGTTGCGCACACAGCCTGATGGGAAATGCAACATCAGCCGCGACGAGCTGCGAACAGTTCTGCACTACGTGACAGGCAATATGCCTGACTCGCCGAACAAGTTCACATCTCTTCTGAAACATCACCGCATTCACACGAAGGCGGTGTGGGTCAACAAGAAGACAGTTAACGGGCTGACCGTGACTTGGGTAGACCAAGCACAGTTCGCCGCGTACGCAAAAATGCACTTTACAAAGGAGAAAGTATGAACTTGAAAAAACTGTTCACCCCGCCGTCAGCACATGAGCTGGCGGTACAGGAGCTGAAGGAAGCTGAACGTCAGCTCCTTCTGGCTCATACCCAGCAAGAGTACGCAGCCAGCATGATTGCGTACAACACCACCCGCGTAGAACGCTTACGCATGTTCTTGAAAGTTCAAAATGGCAACTGAAGAATTTCTCACGCTGCTCGTCGCACGCATTGACGCAACCGGCCAGACCCTGGCTGAAGCAGCAGACGCTGATCCTGAAAAACTCGGAGAGGTATTCGCCACGTACAAAATCCTGGCCGAGGCGTTCTTCAAAACTCTCCGCGTGATAAGCAAGATGTCTAACGAAGTCGTCATGAAAGCAATGGATGACATCGAGACTGAAAGCGCAGCCGCTACGCATTAAATCAGGTGGAGCTAAAAGCCATGAAACCTTCTCACGCAAGACAAGCTATTCGTTTCCTCGCTGAGCGTAAGCGCCCAGCATTCATCTGGGGCGCACCTGGTGTTGGTAAGTCCGACACTGTGGCCCAGGTGGCCCAGTCGATGAACATCAAACTCATCGACATCCGCCTTTCTCTTCTCGACCCAGTAGACCTAAAAGGTTTCCCTCAACCCAATGGCAAGGTGATGTCATGGCTTCCGCCAGACTTCTTGCCCCGCTCCGGCAAGGGCATCCTGTTCCTGGATGAGATGAACTCAGCGCCCGCATCCGTGCAGGCAGCTGCGTACCAGCTCATCCTGAATCGCAAGCTCGGTGACTACGAGCTGCCGAAGGATTGGGCGATCATGGCCGCTGGCAACCGGTCGACAGACCGCTCTGTTGTCCATGCCATGCCAGCTGCCCTGGCCAACAGGTTCGTCCACATCGAGTTCGAAGCTGATGTTGATGACTGGTTGGACTGGGCGCTGACCAACGGCATCAGCGACTTGACACGTGGCTATATCCGCTACCGTGAAAAGAATCTGACCACCGACAAGCTGGAAGCAGGCATGAAGGCGTTTCCATCGCCACGCTCATGGGCGTTTGCTGACCAGATCATTGGCAGCAAGCTCCCCATTGAGATCGAAATGGAGCTGCTAGAAGGCACTGTCGGTAAAGGCGTTGCCACTGAATACCTGGGCTTCTGTAAGGAGGCCAAGAATATCCCCAGCATCGACAAGATTCTGCTGGACCCAGCCAAGGCCAAAGTGCCTGAGTCGCCGTCGACGAAGTATGCCGTAGTGGCCATGTTGGAATCGAAGGCTACGCCTGACAACCTCGATCGCTTGATGCAGTACACCGCTCGTCTGGAGAAGGATTTCGAAGTCAAATTCATGTCCTCTCTGGCCAAGCGCGAAGACTGCGACGAGCTGATTACCACTGGCGCATTCATCGAATGGGCCCGTGCCAACCGAAGCGTCGTATTGTGAGCATCCTATCTAAACGAGCGATGATCGTCACGCTCAATGTTTCCTGTTGGACCGCCCGCAAACAAGACAAGAAAGTATCGGCCGAAGTTGAGGCGTCTCACAACGCCAAAGATGCAGGCCGATACAACAAGCTCTTGATTGACAAGGTCCACCTAGACCCACTGACGAACTGGGCTGGGCAGATTCGCTCTGCCCATTACCACATGACATTGCCCTGGATGGACAACGGCGGTCGGCTACTGCCTGCGAAGTTGTTCCTCGACTACCGCAACAAGATCGACGACATGCGCAGCGAGTACGAGAGCCGTGTGCGTACGCTCATTGCCAAATACCCACAGCTTGTGCAAGACGCGCGCATGCGCCTGGGCACGATGTACCAGCCCAGCGACTATCCACTGGTCGGCGAGTTGAGCAGCAAGTTTGCTGTGGAGATGGACATCATGCCCGTGTCAGATGGTAGCGACTTTCGCGTCGATATATCCGATATAGAGGCTGCTCGAATTCGGGACGACATGGCTGCAAAGACACAAGCGCGACAGGACGCAGCTATGAAGGATGCGTGGGAACGCGTTCGTGACGTGGTCTCTACGATCAAACTTAGAGTCAGCGCAGACAAGGCCGTCATCCGCGACTCCCTGATAGGAAATGCTCGCGAGCTGGTGGCCCTGCTGCCTGGCCTGAATGTCAACGACGACCCCGTCTTAGCCCGGGTCACGGATGAGATCAGCAACAACCTTCTGGAGTCCACATGGAACTTGAGAAACAGCAAGGCGGCAAGACTGCGTCTTGCGGAAAAAGCAGACAAAGTGCTCGCAATGCTCCCGTAATTCGGGAGAAAAACATGTCTTCTGGAACAGTTTGGTCCACCTGCGACAACGGCATCTGGTGGGCGCACCCGCTAGGGTGCCTGGTAGCCCCTCTGAGGGTTTATTTGGACTCAGATGGTACCTACGTAGTCTCCGAGCGAAAACCGTCCCAAAAGGGCATTTTGGAGCTCCGGCTGCACCGTGGGTACACCTCCCTTGGGGAGGCAAAAGATGCTGCTGAGTACATCTGGCGGCAACAGTACGGACCCTACGACGCCGTGCCACAAGCGTTCTCCGGGGCCGCGTGGTGAAAGACGACGACCGCTCAACTTTGGGCGCTATCCGACACGCTCTGTTTGTCATCTTCGTAACGATGATCAACTCGGTCAGCGCGGCATGTTCGGAGTGAATGACGAGATGACCAAGAAGGAGAAACTGAATGGATGACAAACCAAAACGCCAATGGCTATACGAAGAGCGCCAAGCATTCCTCGTCCTTCGCAAGGCCATCCAGAATAAGCCCTGGATGATCGAGGGACTCATCAAGGGCCTGTCTGAAGAGACGGCCTACAGCGTCCTCAAACAAGTTAGTGCCGAGCTGGGCCGCCTGCTCGAAGTCAACCGCGCCTTCAGCGCAGCGGCACAGGCGCTGATACCCAAGAAGAAAAAAGATGCACAAAGCTGATCTACTCAACACCATCAAGTTGTTGAGCGCCCAGAGTCCTGGGCTTCTCGAATGGCAGCACCTTGTCTAAGTTTCTGCATGCGCAACTGCATGAAGCTATTCAAGTGCTTTCGTCTGAACTGTTAGCACCACCGAAGGAGAAACGCAGTGGCAGTCAAGTACCGCAACGCACTGCTCTGCTCAAGAGCAGACAGTGTGGACATTCTGATGTGCGGGCGGTGGTTTAACCGCCCGAACCTGCGCTCCGCCAAATGGTGGGTCGCGATCTATCAACGACTGGAGATCGAGCGTGAACCAACAGGCATACGACAAAATGATGAAGGCCCGCGTCAGCATGCTGCTGAAGGACTTCTTCTTCGGGCGGCTGGCCCTCTACCTCAAGATGGTGGAGGACACCACCATTCCTACCATGGCGGTGGACGGTAAGCACATCTTTTATAACCCTGAGTTCGTTCTCGACAGGCTCACGCCCGACACTTGCAAAACGGTGTTAGCTCACGAAATCATGCATTGCGTGCTCGACCACACCAATCGTCGCGGCGCACGTGATCCACGCGGATGGAATATTGCCGGTGACTATGCGATCAACCAAATTCTGTTGGATGCAGGATTTGCGCCAGGCCCAAACTGGCTGTTAGACCCACAGTACAAGGACATGTCCACCGACCACATCTATGACCTCCTGCCCAGGGGATCGAAGGATGGTTCGGGCGGCGGACCTGATCCACTGTGTGACATTCGCCAGTCGGCGGCTTCACAGAGCGAGGCAAACGAACAGGGCGTCGAATGGCGCATTGCTGTGGCCCAAGCTGCTACATCTGCAGAAAGAGTAGGCAAGCTACCTGGCGCTCTGAAGCGTCTGGTCGACGAGGCCATGACGCCGAAAGTGCCGTGGCGCGAAGTCCTCCAGCGATTCATTAGCCAGATCAGCAAGGACGATTACAGCTGGTCCCGACCTAATCGCCGCATGCTGGCTCATGGCTTTATGATGCCCGGCCTGTCTTCAGAGCGCATGGGACCCAT